TAACTCAAGGATCCTCTCAACCAGAAGTATTTAATGTATTAGGACAATTACAATCCATTGAAAGAATTAAAAAAGATATAGCGATAGAGAATAAAAAGAAAGAAGATGCAAAACTGGAATTCGAAAAAAACTCAATCGGACAACAGAGTTAAAAAACTTTTCTTTTTAGTTGCTATGCCAAGGTCAGGGAATACCTTGTTTACATCTATTATGAATCAAAATCCTAATATAGCATGTACTCCTAATTCTATTACATTGGAGATCATGAAAGATTTATTTTTATTAAAAGGAACAGATGTTTTTCAAAACTATCCAGATCATCAATCCTTAGACAATGTATTAGATTCTGTTTATGTAAATTATTATAAAAATTGGCCACAGAAATATATTATAGACCGTGGTCCTGTAATGACTAAAGGCAATTTTAAATTAATGCAAAAACATTTTAAAAAACCTTTTAAGTGTGTAGTAATACTTAGAAATTTAATAGATGTATTAGCTAGTTATATGAAATGGTATACAGAAAATCCTGATGCATTTCCTAATAGATATGATTGTAAAAATGACGATGAAAAATTAGGCATGGTAATGAATAAAAAAGGAGCTGTTGCTAAGGATTTAGAAGCTATAAAAAATGCTTTTAACTATCCAGAGATATGTCATTTTATGAAGTACGATAATTTAGTACAAAATCCTGAAGAAGAAATAAATAAAGTATATACTTTTTTTAACATACCTATTTTTAAACATAGATTTTTTAATCTAGATCAAATTCAAGTTAATGGAATGGGATATAATGATAGAATTGTCGGCAAAAATATGCATACTATACGGAATGAAATTAAGAAAGAATACAATCCTTATATTGAAAGAATACCAAAAAGAATAAGAGAAAAATATGAACACATTAAATTTTAGTTTTATATTTTTAGGTCAATCTGTTTTAAGATATGAAGTGCCTTTAGATGTCTATAATATTATTAATCATATTTATGAAACAAGACGACATGAATTGGCACCAGCTAATAAACAATTAGTTGGTAAAATTGTAAATGAGCATTCTTTATTTTTTGATGGACCACCTAATAACAAAATGCATCCACATAATTTTTTACCAGAAAATGTTAAACAATGGTTTTATACAGTCATGAAACATTATTTAGATTGGAATAAAATTAAAGATTATAATATGCATATGAATTCTGTTTGGGTCAATGAAATGAAAGATAATGAATACAACCCAGTGCATATTCACCAAGGATCATTATATACTGGTTTATCTTCAGTTATGATTTTAAAATTACCAAAACACACTGGTGTTGAATATTCAGCAGCCAATAAACCTATGAATGGACAATTACAAATACTGGGAAATTCATCAGGACAATTCTGTAATACAGATTATGGACCTGTTTTGAAAGAAAGATCTTTTTTTGTTTTTCCATATGATATGAGACATTGTGTATATCCTTTTAATAGCAGCACAGACATAAGAAGAACTTTAGCATGTAATATGGATGTAGAATATGATCCAATTAAAAACAGGAGTGTATCATGATTATAACAGAGCCTAAATGGAAAAGTTGGATAGTTGAAACAACAACTCCTTTATTTACACCCGATCAATGTAGACAAATTATTGAGTGCGGAAGAAAACAAAAACCACAGAAAGCTCAAGTCGGAATGGGAAAGCCAGGAGGTGGATTAGATACAAAAAAACGAGTGACAACTATCGGTTGGATTCCTTTTAAAGAAATGCAACCTATGTATGATCAAATAAATGAATTTATACAAAAAGCAAATAGAAATCATTTTGGATTTGAAAATGTACAAATAACGGAACAAGCTCAATTTACAGAATACCCTGAAGGTGGTTTTTATGATTGGCACATGGATACAGATGTTAATATGACTCATGAACCTCCTGTTAGAAAAATATCTATGACATTATTATTGTCTCCTGAAAATCAATTTGAAGGAGGAGATTTAGAACTAATGGCACCTGGTAAAAGAGTTAAACTTAAACAAGGTCATGCAATTGTATTTGCATCGTTTTTACATCATAGAGTAGCACCTGTTATACGTGGTGTTAGACAGTCACTTGTTATGTGGTTTGGAGGAGAACCTTTTAAATGATTAAAGAATATTTTTTTCCAACTATTATCTATATTAAAGACTTACCTAATGCGAATGAATTAAATCAGTATTTAGAAAAACATATTATTGAATGGAGTAATCAAGATAAAGGAGTCAGTAAAACTAACGTAAATGGTTGGCATTCACAAACAGATATGAATCATAAAAAAGAGTATGAACCTTTAATTAAAGAATTGTTTCAAATGCAAAATGAAATAATTCAAGAAGAGTATTTAGATATGGAACCTAGATTAGGTAATATGTGGGCTAACATTAATCCACCTGGTGGGTATAATCAATCTCATATACACCCTAATTCATTATTTTCTGGAGTGTATTACATAAAAGCACAACCTAATTCTGGAAGACTATCTTTAATGGATCCAAGACCAGGAGCACAACAATGCATGCCTACGAGAAAAAAAGGAAAATTACCTAGAGAATTGTGGCGAGAAACTTATTACAATCCAATTCCTGGAAGATTAATAATGTTTCCTTCATGGATGTGGCATAAGGTAGAACCTAATCAAAGTAATGATATAAGAATATCAGTATCTTTTAATTTTATAATGCAATGATTTTTCAATATAAAAAATATCAAGTTATTAAAAACGCTATATCTTATGAATTAGCTAATTTTATATTTAACTATTTTTTACTTAAACGAGATGCAGTTAAATGGATGTATCAAAATAATATTACATATGACAATGGTATGTTAGGAACATGGACAGATAAACAAATACCCAACACATACTCTCATTATGCAGATCCTGTAATGGAAACACTATTAATGAAAGTATTGCCTAAAATGCAGCGAGAAACAGGGCTACAATTAATACCTACATATTCATACGCAAGACTATACAAAAAAGGGGATATTCTTCACAGACATAAAGATAGACCTAGCTGTGAAATATCTACTACAATTCATTTAGGTGGTAATTCTTGGCCTATATTTATAGATGGAACAGGAGCAGATAGTATTTTATCTGGTAACGAAACTACAACAATTGTTAAACCCAATGCTCCAGAAGGCACTAAAGTCTTGCTTGAAGTAGGAGATATGCTAGTATATAGTGGATGTAAATTAGAGCATTGGAGAGAACCTCTTGAAGGAGATGTTTGTGGACAAGTATTCCTTCATTATAACCATGTAAATGGTCCTTTTGCTGAAAAAAATAGGTTCGACAAAAGGCCGATGTTAGGTATTCCAAAATTAAGGAATAAATAATATAATGGTTATATATGCTACAAAAATTAAGATTTGACCCAGGATTCAATAAACAAGTTACAGCCACAGGTGGTGAGGGTCAATGGAGAAGTGGAGACTATGTACGTTTTAGATATGGAACTCCCGAAAAAATAGGTGGTTGGGCTCAATTAGGAGACAATACTCTTACAGGTAGAAATACAGCACTTCATCATTTTGTTAATGCTAGTGGTATTAAGTATGCTGCTTTAGGTACAAACAGATTTTTATATGTATATTCAGGAGGAGCGTTTTATGACATTACTCCTATTAAAGCTACAACAACTTTAACTAACGCTTTTACTACAACTAATGGTGATGCAACGGTTACATTAACTTTTTCATCTGATCACAATATATCTAAATATGACATTATTCGTTTAGATAATTTTACAGCTATCACAGATTCTAATTTTAGTTCTGGTAATTTCGATGATACTAATTTTATGGTAACAACAGTTCCAACTTCAACAACACTAACAATTGAAATGGGATCAGCTGAATCTGGATCAGGAGCAAGTACTTCTGGTGGAATAAGAGTTCAACATTTTTATTCAATAGGTCCTGCAACTGAAGCATCAGCAGCTGGTTGGGGACTAGGATTATGGGGTGGTACTGTAGCTGGAGAAATTACATCTACTTTAAATGGCGCTTTAACAAATTCTTCAACTAGTATTGTTCTAGCTGATTCAGGAGGTATGCCTGCATCTGGAACAATCTTAGTAGATAATGAACGTA